AAAAATAATAAACAATTATTCATATATTATTGTAAAATAAAAAATTTATAATTTTGTTCTATATATTTCATAAAAAACATTATTTTGTTTATTTTCAATAGAAGATTCTGGTAGTATTCCAACTGTTTTAAACATATCTTCTTGAACTTTTTTTTTCATAAATTTATCTTTAATATCTCTTGGAACCATATCAGGACCTTTATTAAATTCTAATAAATAAGGATGTAAATTATTATCAAAAATAACATCACCTCCAAATATTTGAAAACTTACTGTATTTTTAATATTTGAACTTTGATAAACAGACCTACTAATACAAGCAGAAACTTTTTTCATTAAATGATAAATATTTTTTTCTAATATTATACTTTTATTTTCTACTACTCCATCATTATTTATATATTTAAATAATTCATTAAAATTTCTTGGATTTTTTTCATAAACACTCATATCTAAATGATAACTTGTTATATTCGATTCAAAATCAAAATGATTATCATTATATTCTTTTTTTGTATAAATGCATTTTCCAATTTTAGAAATATAAAATATTTTATAACCATTTTTTACAACAACTAATAAATATATTCTTAAATTTATTTTTCTTTTATTGACTAAATATAAATTTTTTAAATAAGTTTGTGCAACTCGATAATTATCTAAAGAAGAATTTAAAATATCTTCTAAATTATTTGTTAGTTTTAATCCTTCTTTTCTTTGAACATTTTTTTTCAAAATATATATTTCACCAGATTTAAAATTATTTTTAAACAAGTCCATTTCTTTTTTGTTATGCAATACATAAGATTCAGGCATATAAAATGAAGCTTCTTTTCTTCCATAACATTCCACTAAAGTTTCCCATATTTTATTTTTACTTACGATAGAATCACAACCATTAATTCCAAAAACAAATTTATTATTTCTATTAAGTCCATTTATTTGAATAGTTAATAATTCTTTTTCAGCATTATTATATCCACATGGTACATATATATCCCAATTATTATTATTTTTTGTTATTCCATAATCACTAAATACTTCATTATTGATTGTACCTAGTTTTTTTATATCACAACGAAAATATTTTAGATTTAATTTAGAATTTTTATTTATATTTTCATTATTGACATTTTTATTTAATATTTCATTTATATTATTAAAACTTTCAAAAAATGCATATTCTTTATAAAAATAATAAATAATAAATAAAAATAATATAACACCTAAAATATATAAATAATTTTTATGAATATTTAATATTGAATTTTTTTTTACCATTGAATTCTATTATTATAATATAAAAATAAATTTTAAAATAAAATTTTAATTATTCATTTATTTGCATAAAAAATCATAAATTTTAGATGCACTTTTATTTCCCAATTTTCGCTGATTCGAACCAACTTTCATATTTTCTAATTCTTTAATAATCAATTCACAATTGTTCTCCAAATCAAAATTAAAATAATGAAACATATTATTTATATTTTTATATTTTTCAACAAATACTAAAGAAGTTTTTTTAGAAATTCCAGGAATTCCGTTTAACATATTCATAAAACATGTTTCACTATTCATATTTGATTTTTTAATACTATGTATCAATACATTATTAGTGTCAATTACTTGTGAATCATTTAATATATGTGTTTTATATTTATCAATATTTTTATGAATATTATTTATAAAATTAAAAGTATCTTGTATATTTTTTGATATGAAAATGTGAATATTATCACGAATCATAGTATTTATAATTGTTCCTTCTAAAACACTTTTTGGTAATGTAAAGTCGTTTTTATTTCCTTCTAATACATAAATTTTTCTAACATTTTTATGAACTGCATTTAAAATTCTATTTTTTTGCTCTTTATATCTTCCATCTTTAATTGAAGTACTTAAATCATCATATGTTTTACGTTCAATTAAAACTAATATAGATTCATTTGACTTTTTATTTTCATTTTCATTTTCATTCTCATTTTTATTTTCATCTTTATTTTCATCTTTATTTTCATCTTTATTTTGATTTTCATCTTCATTTAATGTCTCTTTTTTATTTTCAATTTCACAATTAATAATTTGAATATCCCCTATATTCAAATTTTCTTTTTTAATATTTACTCCTTTTTGTTCATAATATTGAATTAAATCTTTTTCACGATTGTCAATTTTTAAAAAACTCATAATATGTTAAAAATATTGATTTGTTTTTAAATAAAAAAAAAATGATTATTTAAAGGTATGTTAATAATAATTATATATTTATAGTCATACTATTAACATAAATATTAATTAATATTAAACAATAAATATTAAACAATATGTCAGCAATATCAAAAGAAACTATTGAAAATGAAATTTTTGAAATTATTGATGGTAAAAAGATATATCCAGTTGCTAATGAAAATAATTTTTTGATTAGTAAATCTGAAGTTCAAGATATATTATTAAAAGGAGGAATTAAAGATGAAATTAAAAATTTACAATTATTTCAAAAAGCATTTGTTCATGAATCTTATAAATTAGGAAGTGATTTTGAAAAAGAAATGAAATTCTATGGAAATATTAATGGCTTATCTTTTGAAATTAATCCAAAAATATTAAAATTACAGCCAGAATCAAGCGAAAAATTCGAATTTGTTGGTGATGGACATATTCAATCAGTCGTTGGAAGATATTTATGGTTAAGATTTCCAAATGAAGATCAAGGTTTTTATTCAAAAAAAAGGTCAAAATTAGTAAAAACAGAAGGTTTATCAAAGCTAGCATCAAGTTTAAACTTTGATAAATATTTAATTATATCCAAACACGTAGAAATAGTATCAAGTGGAAGAAAAAATGCGAAATATTTAGAAGATGCGTTTGAAGCATTTATAGCATCTATATTTGAAGAATTTGTAAAAGAGCAATCTGTTGGAGTTGCTTATCAAAAAGTTCATGATTTTATAGTTAGTCTATTACATACATATATTGATTGGACAGAAATTATATTTGAAGATGATAATTTTAAGGACCAGTTAATGAGATATTTTCAAAAAGAATTTGGAGGTAGATATCCTAAATATGAGCAACTTAGTGTTGAAAATAATGTTTCATCAGCTGGAATATCAAATAGAAAATTTCATACATGTGTAAAAGATATAAATGGAAATATTATTGGAGAAGGAGTAGCAAAAGCAAAAAGAGAATCTGAACAAAAAGCAGCAGAAAACGCATTAAAACATTATGGTATGATTTAGAAAAAATAAAAATAAAATTACGAAATAGATTCATAAACATTATTTTTATTTTTCAAAAATACTAATAATTCATTATTATAAATAACTTCAAGCTTTTGATTATTTAATAATTGAATAGTATATAATTCTTGAATATTATTTAAATTAATCAATATTTTATTTGAATCATTATAAAATACTTGAATTTTATCATGAATGCATATATAAATGCAACAATTTATAATATTTTCAAAATTTACTAAAATATTTTCAAACATTTTTTCTTGATTAACATCAAAAGATATTTTCTCGTCAAACAGTACTTTATGAAAAATAATAGGAAAACCATAATCATAATTAATTTTAAAAGTATGAAAAAAATCTATTTTTTCATCAATTTCAATTTGAGTATAAATTAAAAATTTATTAGGATGATGATATTGTTTAATAGAATTGGCTAAATTTTGAACATCTATTTTCCAGTTTGGATTATTATAATTTTCAATTCGTAATAGTACTAATATGTCTAAATCATATTTATTAAATTTATTATTTAAAATGGAATGTAATTGTTCATAACGTTTTTTAAATTTTTCATTTACTTCATTTATTCTATTTATACATAAATTATTATCAATACAAAGAGGATATTTTATTTTTTTATCATTTTTACCATTTTCATTAATATTATTACCATTTTCATTACAATTTTCATTACCATTATTATATTCATTCATGTTTTCATATAAATCTAAATTATTCAAATCGCATATTAAATCATGAATATCAAAAAAATGTAAAAAATAGATATCTTCGTAATCTGAAACAGCTAATTCTTTTTTATTTTCACTATTATGAGTATGTTCAAATATAATTTCTTTAAATTTATGAACAAAAGTTTCATTTTCATATAATTTATCTAAAATAGAATAAATAGAATAAGTATTTGGACTTGAATGAAAATCAAAAGGTAATGATTTGCTAATTTCTCTTTTCGTTTTTCTTAAATGCATTTTAGGGTGACAATAGCTTCCTAAAGAAATATATTTGATATTCGATTTTTTTATATGATTTATAGATTCCATAAATAATATATTTAATTATTTTTTAAATAAATATGTTTTATATTAATATGAATAATTTAAATTCAAATAATTTAAATAAAATAAATAAAAAAAAAGGTAAAGAAGCTCCTAAAAAAGTTAAAAAAGCTAGTAAAATAAATTTAAATAATACTAAAAATGAAAATCAAAATAAAAAAAAAAATGAAAAAGTTACTAAAAATTCTGAAAACACTAAAAATTCTGAAAATCCAACAAATATAACAAGTATTTCCAATATAGCAACTACATTGAATTCAAATACTCTTGAAACAAAAAAATCTAAAAACAATTTAATTAATATTCAAGATTACAAATTAACAAATAATAAAGAATTTTTAGAATGGTTTAATAAAACCTTTTTAAAATATCGCGCCACCGGAAAAGAAGAACATAAATCCAAAAAATTCGAACCATACAATTATCAAAAATTATTAAGAAATTTCATGAATAATAACAGTCCTTATAAAGGTATCTTATTATATCATGGATTAGGTTCAGGTAAAACTTGCACATCCCTAACAATCGCAGAAAATCTAAAAAAAGAAAAAAATATAATTGTTATGCTTCCTGCTTCATTAAAAAACAACTTTATATATAAAGGAGTGTTATTTTGCGGTGACCCAGAATATCAAGTAGATGAATCAAAATACAAATCCAAATATACATTTGTATCCTATAATTCAGCCTATGTGTTAAATGAATTAAAAAAAATAGGAAGTTTAGATAATAAAGTTATTATTATTGAAGAAGTTCATAATTTAATATCTATTATGAATTCTGGATTAGAAGGAGGTGGAAAAGTTGGTAAAGAATTATATAATGCTTTAATGAATGCTCAAAATACAAAAATAATAGCATTAAGTGGAACACCTATTGTCAATGATATATTTGAATGTGCTATTTTATTCAATATATTAAATGGTTACAATGAAGTTTTATATTACAGAATAGCAAATGTTCCTCAATCCTTTGGTATTAAAGATTATAAAGAACTAGAAGAAAACTTATTAACTAATAAATTCATAGATTATGTAAAAATCAATAGAATTAATAAATCGATTGAATTTATTCTAACAGTAAAAAGTTATCAAGAAGAATTCAGAGAAGTATTAGATTTTATTAACGAAGTTGGAAATCAACAATTAGAAATTAGATATTTAGACCTAAAAAAATATTCTTTATATCCGATGGAAGACAATGGAGACGTTTTCAGGAATTACTTTATTGAAGAAAATAAAGATGAATTTACATTAAAAAATGAAGAAATATTTAAAAGACGTATGATTGGATTAATTAGTTATTATGAATCAATAAAAGGTAATTATCCAGAAGTGATTAATAAAGATTATTACAGAATTCCAATGAGTCATTATCAATTTCAAATTTACGAAATATTAAGAGCCAAAGAACGTTCATCAGAACGTGGAGGCAAATCAAATAAAAAATCAAAAAAGAAAGTAAAATCCATGTTTCGTGTTTTTTCAAGACAAGCGTCAAACTTTGTTTTCCCAGAAGAAATTACTCGTCCATATCCAGACAAAAAATTCATTGTAAGTTTAAAAAAAAATAAAAATAAAAACAATAATGAAGAAGGAAACTTAGATTTAATGAATAAAGTAATGTCAAAAGAAGAAGAAGTAAATAATGGTGGAAAAATGTCCAAAGATTATAAATTAAGAATTGAAAGAGCCTTAAATGAATTAGTATCCAATGGAAATACTTATTTAACACCAGGACCAGATGGATTAGATAAATTAAGTCCAAAATTTAAATTATTACTTGAAAATGTAAATCAGTCCCCAGGTTTAGTTTTTATTTATTCCAATTTTAGAAGTTTAGAAGGTATTGAATTATTTTCTAAAATTCTTGATTTTAATGGTTATTCATCATATAAAGAATCAAATAATAAACCTAAATATGCTATATATTCGGGAGACATAGATGAAAAAGTAAAAAAAGAAATATTAGAAGTATTTACAAGTCCAGAAAATAAAACAGGTAAATTTATTAAAATTATTTTAGCGACATTAGCCGGAGCAGAAGGATTAGATTTAAAAAACATTAGACAAATTCATATTATTGAACCTTATTGGAATCAAATGAAAATCAAACAAATTATAGGAAGAGGAGTAAGACGTGATAGTCATATGGATTTACCTCCAAGTGATAGAAATATTGAAATTTATAGATATTTTTCAGTATTTAATCAAGCAAATTCATTAATTGCTAAAGATAAAATAACAACAGATGAATATATTGAAGATATTTCCATAAAAAAACAAAAATTAATTGATAAAATATTAAATATATTTAAAGAATGTGCTATAGATTGTACATTAAATTCTCAAAATATTCAAGGAAGCTATAGGTGTTATAACTTCGGAAAACATGCTTCAGGATTTAGTTATTATCCTAATATTGTTGATGATTTTTCCTTATTAAATACAATAGAAAATAAAAAGACAGTTCAAAAGAAATTAGTAAAAGGAATTTATTATGATAAAAAAATATATGTACTAGATTCTAAAAACAAAAGTTTTTATTTATTAAATAATAAAAAAAAAGAAAAAGTAAATATAGATAAAAAGAAAGCAAAAGCAATATATATTGATGAAGAAGGAAATATATATGATAAAAAATCGGTTGAATCGAATAATCCATTAATTATTGCAAAAGTTAAAAATGGAAAATTAAGTAAGGTTTAATTTATTTAAACAAATAAAAATAATAGAATCATATATATGAGTTTATATTATGATAATAAACAAAATAGAATTTTTGTAAGAAGAAATAATCAACAACAGCAACAACCACAGCAACAAAGTCAATTTCAACCACTACAAAATCAACAGCAATCCAATCAACAGACTCAGCAACAATCCCATCAACAGATTCAACAACAATATTTACAACATCAAAGACAATTTCAACAAAATCAACATCAACATCAACAACAAATAAATAACATTGATTTGAATTCTAATATATTAAATGAAAATAAAATAAATGATGGAATTCATTTAATAGATAATTTAGTCAATAATCAGAATCAGCATCAAGAACAACAAAATCATCAACAAACAACTCAAAATCAATCAGTAAATCAGAATTTAGTTGAATTAAATATAAATGATTTTATAAGTAAATTAAATAATCAAAATCAAACTAATTTTATTGAAGGTCAAAGAGGGTTACCAGGATTAAGAGGACCTCCTGGACCTCCTGGAAATTCTAATATTGATAATGATACACTAAAAGAAATTAAAGAATTAATAAATAAAAATAAAAAAAAACAAATAAATTCAAATTCAAATTCAAAAACAAATGAATCCAATGAACAAAACATAAATCAAAATCAAAATCAAAATCAATTAAACAGAACTTTATTATATGGAATAAAAAAAACAAATATTACGGAATTAAATAATAACAAATTATCATCATCAAGTTATTTTAAAATGATGAAAAATAATGATCATGGAAATCATGTTGTTTATGATTCATTTTATTTATCGCCTAATATTTTAGAAATTAATGAACATTCATCTTATAATTATATTCATTCAAAAAAAGTAGAAAAATTTACAAATATATTTGATAAAAATGATTATCAATATTTTCCAATAGATTATATTCCAGCAGGATTTCCCATCAATATAAAAAACAATCAATCCATATTTAATAATTTAATTATACATAATTTATCATGGAATATTATACAAAATATTCATGATTCAAAATATGAAGATACTGGATTATTGGGAATTGTTCCAAATGTAGATGAATTTATTTACAAAAATATAAATTTAACATTAAATTTTGAATTACATAGTCAAATTCCTCTTCAATTATTAACAAACAAAGGAAATATTATACCGTACAGAAATAATAATATTCAAGTAATTAATCCTTCAAAAACGTGTTTATTTCAAGTAAAAAATGTTAAAATAAATAAATTAAATGGATTTTTAGAAGAAAAAATAAATATACCATTGACTAATTTTTATAATTTACATAATTCATTATTATGTATCCGAATATCATTAGATGATGATGAAACATATTATTTAAAGGGATTTAATAATAACAATAAATTAACTTACGGGTATATTCCATTAAATCAAATTATTATCAATTTTGATTATTATTTACAATAATAGAGTGAATATAAAAATATAATTAATTTTTCATGTATTTATATTTTTATATAGATTACATACAAATATATGTGTTCTACTTCCAAATATATGTGTTCTACTTACAAATATATGTACATAAATAAGAATAAATTAGAAACATTACCAATTGAATTAACAAATATCATATATGAATATGCCAATAATGAAAAAAATAATTTTTATTATTGTATAAAAGAATTAAAAGAATTAAGGTACTCACATTTTATATATGATTCCATTTTTAATCATTCTATGAATTTTTTAAATTACGCAATTCATAAATTCAAATCAAAAGTGTATAAAAATAATTATAAAAAATTTCTAAAAGCCTATATAGCTCTAGTCCCCTAGTCCTTTTTACATAAGCCAGTTGATGGTGTCCAGTACTCTCCTGGTTTCATGAACTGCGTACATGATATGAAATACATAAAGAATGATAGTGATAATCCAATACATATTATATTATTATACCAAGTAATACTCAATATAATGAGTATTAAAGTTCCAAAACCTTGACGGATTCTTTCCATTTCTTCCGAAGAATATTTTTCTCCATCAATACTAAAAGAATATACATCAATGTACAAGGAACCATTTTTATCAACATGATATCCATTGCTAGGATTAATTATCCTAGTCCAGCACATCAATGGGGAAATGGGACTTGGAATCAATGATACAAAAATAGTGTTTATTAAATTTAATAAACACATGAATGTTCGTTGTAATAGCATAAAACACGCTAAAGGTACTAAAAACACTAATGATAATAAATTAACAAACATTGTAATATGTTGGGGATTAAGTTATTATAAAAATTCATGTAAAGTATCAATTTTTTATTATACTTTACTAAATTTTCTTTTTTTATGTAAATGAAATCCATGAAAATCGTCAAATTTGGTTTTTTATCTTAACATAATCTATTTTTTTATTTTATTTAATATAAAAATTAAAATTTTTAATAAACATGTCATATAAATAATATGTTCATGAATCATTTTCATTTTTAATCATTCTATGAAATTTATGAAGTACACGATTCATAAAATTTAATCTAAAGTTTATAAAAATAATTATAAAAAATTTATCAGAGCCTATATATGTATTTTTTAATTTACATTCCATTTCTCACCATTTCTCATGAAGTATCGGCAGTTAAAAAGGTAAATTAAATATACAATTCCAAATGCATACCAAAAACTGTAAAAATACCAAAAAAAACATAAGTTGAAAAGCATAATAAAACCCAACTCATTACGTATATTTTTTACATATTCTTCTGTATAATCAAAAGATGTATAAATGATTAAACTATCATTATCCATATAGCATGATTTGATGGGAATATAGAATATTACCCACCATATTGCCATTGGACTGGGAATAAGTGATACATATGCACTGAAAAGAGATAATAAAACCCACTTGATTACTCGTCCAATATATATGAACAAAGCAAATAGAGTAAGAAAAAATATAACAAATATATTTAATGACATAATAATGATTTTATGTATATATTGAAATTACAATTTATAATAAAATTTTGTATAAAGTATCAATTTTTAATTATACATTACTAAATTTTCTTTTTTTATGTAGATGAAATATATTAAAATCATCAGAAATATCCTTAATTTGATTATTATGATTATTATGATTATTATGATTATGATTATTATGATTGTTTTTTATTTTTTCATTTTCTATATTAGTATCAACATTTGTTTGATAATTTGTTTCATAATTTTCATCACAAATATTGTAATTGTATTTTTTTAAATAATAATTTAATCTTTTTGGATGATATACAGCAGAAACAAGTTCTTCACAAAAACCCCTAATTTGGTTTTTCATCTTAACAATATCTATTTTTTTATTTTCTTTAATATAAAAATCAAATTTTTTAATAAATGTATCATATAAATAATATTCATGAAATTCATTTACATCCTTAATATTATTGTCTAATAATAATTTTTTTCCATTAGGTGTTTTAAAATAATCCATAAAAGTATCAATAGTAAATTTTTTTATTTCAAAAGTGGAATCATAAATCGGTTGAAATGACATATTTTTAATAGTTTTTCAAATATTTAAGATGTCCAATATGTTAAATATAATTAAAAGTAATATTTTATATATAAAAAAATCATTTTTTTAAAGTTTTATGAATGGATAATGGATTATGGATAATAGATTATGGATTATGGATTATGGATTATGGATAATGGATTATAGATAATGGATTATAGATAATGGATTATAGATAATGGATTATAGATAATGTAATGTAAAATTTATAATTAAAAAAGTTATTAATCAACATAAGGTATTTTTATAGGTTGTATTCCTTGACTTTTTTTATTTACACCTAAAGGATATACATTTATACAAACAGATGATTTTAAAAATTTTTTTATTAAAGGACGTCCATAGGCACCAACTTCATATTCTGGTTTATATTTATTTCTATCAACTACAAACTTTTTTATACCTTTTAATCTCAAATAATCCTCAAAATATTCTACACTCATGTTTATCATTTTAGGATTTTTTTGTAAAAAGATTTTAAATTCATCTGCATTAAGACCTAAATATTGAGCATCAATCAGTTTATATATTGAAAAACTCATATTTAATGTATATTAGATAAAAAAAAAAAAAATCAATTTTTTTTAATTATTATAGAATAATTATTATTGAATTTAATAAAAAATTAAAATAAATCAATATAAGAAAAAATCATTATATAAATAAATCATATCAATAAATATATGTGTTTATTAAATAATGATGTTATTCAATATATATTTAGTTATGTACCAAAAAAACAATACAAAATAAATAAAGAATTACATAATCAATATAAAAATTATGCGAAACAAAATTTAAAAAAAATAGTGAATTTATTAAAACATATATTATTTTTGAAAAAATTATGTAAAAATGAATTAATCATAAAAAGAAATCATAATTTCACAAAAAATACATTAATTAAATTTGCATTATTACACTATGAAATAAATGTTTTATATGGATTACCTAATATTATTGTTGGTTCATTCAATTTACCAGTACATTTATTAGATATTTTACCTTATGAAGGAAATAGAAGAAATAAATATAATATTTATAATTTTTTAAAACAAAATGATATAGAAACAATTATGATGTATTTAAGTATTTTTTATTAAATCATTAATTTTTAATAAAAAAGTAATAATTAATTAATAATAATTGCAGCATTTATTAGAATAAGCATTAGTATATTTTGAATATTTTTTAGAATCATTCATTTCATTTAAAAAATAATTTTCTTTAATAAATAATTCTAAATGATCTGGACATAAATCATTTTCATTTTGTTTTTCAGCCTGTTTTTTATTTACTTTTTCTAATTGAACGCAATAATATGATTTATCTAAATCATTTAATGTTTCCATATTTCTAATAAATGTTTCAAGTTGAATCAAATTTCTATAAAAATCAGAATCATGTAAAACATTAGAATAGATTTTATCTAGTATTTTTTTAGATAATAAATCATCTCTATTTATATTCATAATCAATAATTGTTTATTTAAAGATTTAAAAAATTTTTCATTGGTTTCAAAAATATTTTTTAAAAATAAATCATTAACAATGAATTGTAGTTTATTCATATTCATTAAATTAAAAGTATTAAAATATATATCACGATAATAGTTTTGTGAAATATTATACTTTATATAATTTTCCGTTATATTACTGTGATTTACAAGTTGATTTAATTCTGTAAGTTTATTTACTTCATTATGATACCTTTCATTGTTCCTTTTAAATAAATTTTTTTCTTCAACAAATGCATCAAAATCTAAATAAGCAGAAAACAAAAATATAGATTTTAAAACAATTTTCATATCTTTTTTAAGTTCAGTATTGTTCATTAAAGAATTAATTTGTAATTCATAATTAAAATTCATTAAATGATTATATTTATCAATTATATAACTTTTTGGATAATCTGTATAATTAATAAAATTATAGTAAATGGCAAAGCATAAAGCAATAATACAAGTATAAAATATCATTTTAAATTCTTAGTTCTTAATTCTCAACTGAAAATTAATTAACTATTATTAACAATAATATTTAATTCCTTAAAAACATATTCAATTTTTTATTTTTGTTTAAAAAAAATAATTTAAAGTTCTTCATTAAATTCCATAGTGTGTTCAACTAAAGCATATTTTAAAATATCATGTATGCTATCCACTAATTTAATAGTAACGCAATTTCTAAATAATCTCGTATTTTCATCAATAATTGTACTAGGTTCAATTTTCATATTTTTGTCTTTAATATTAGAATTAGTAATTAATGAATTTAATTCATCTTGTTCCTTACTAAAAATAGTCATTAAGTCTTTATCGTTCAATCTAGGAATTAAAACAAGTTTAGCCCCTGCATTTAAAGCACCTTGAATTTTTGAATATAAGCCCCCAATAGTATGAGCATTTCCTTCTAAGTCAATTTCACCAGTCATTGCTACATCATTTTTTACCGGAATTTTAGTAATCAAAGATATTAAGCATAATGTAATGGCAAGACCAGCAGATGGTCCATCTTTCGGTGTTGCTGCTTCAGGACAATGAATATGTATGCCAAATTTTTCATTATTTTTGTGAAATTCATCTTTTACTTCTTTTTTTAAAATATTATTTAAAACAGTAAAAGCACAATCCATACTTTCTTTCATAACATCCCCTTGACTACCAGTTAATTTTTCAAGCCCAAATATTTTATCACTATGTGTTCTTTTTGTTTGAATAATGGTTAAACCACCTAATCCTGAAGTTGTAGCATATAATCCATTAACTAAACCAACTTTAGGACAATCATTAATTTTCTTTTCTGGCATTTCATGATGGTTTTTAAAAACATTTTTAACAAAATCCCAATTCATTTCAAAAGGATAACTTATTGAATCATCATAAATTTTATTTAAATTAATTTCTCTAAATAAGTCATACATAAGTTCATTTAATTTTCTAAGACCAGCTTCATGAGTATATTTTTGAATAATATTATTAATAACTACATCAGAAATATTAATTTCATTTTGAGAAAATCCAATATTTTTATTTATTTCAGGGTAAATATAATTTTTAGTAATAATTAATTTTTCTTGCATACTTAGTGGTTCAATATTAATTTCTTGAATTCTATCTAATAAAATAGAATCAATATTGTCTCTATGATTATAAGAAAAAATAAATAATACTTGTGATAAATCTATTGGTACTGATGCAAAATATTTATCATAAAATTCTTTATTTTGAGATTGGTCAGTCATATGAGTCAAAATAGAAATAATTTCTCTTCCATGTTCAGTTTTACTAACTTTATCAAGTTCATCAACATAAATAATTGGGTTCATACATTTAGTTTCCATAAGCACATCACAAATTTTTCCCCAAGTAGAACCTAAATAAGTATAATGATGACCTTCTAAAATAGAACCATTTGTAGCACCACCTAATGGTAAAAAAGCAAAAGGTCTGCTTTCACCATTATCATCTTTTAATGAATTAGCAAGACCATTTTTACATAATGTTGTTTTTCCAACACCTGGAGGACCACATAATCCAATACATTGACCTTTTGAAACACCATTCATCCATTGACCAATAATTCTTTTCATTTGTATTTTAGCATCAACTTGTCCATAAGTGCATTCATTTAATGTTTTATCGACATTTAACATATATGTTTTTTTATCTTCTTTAAATTTCGTCCATTCAATAATGAATTTTTTAATTTCATCTAAATTTTTAATATTAAATTTTTCAAAAGATTGGTCATAGTCATCTTCTTCATTATTTTCATCATTTTCGCCATTCTCTTCATTTTCACCTATATTTTCAAGTAATTTTTTATTAATTTTATCTTCTATTTCATTTAATTTATCAATCATTAATTTTAAATTATTTTTATTTAATATTTCACTATTATACAATTCATTTTTAATTTTTTTAAATGCTTCTAATTCTTTTTTAAATTCATTTATATTTTCTTCATTTATTATAGAATTAATAGTAAGAGTAGAATCATTATTAGAATCATTATTAGAATCATTATTAGAATCATTATTAGAATCATTATTAAATAAATATTTAAATTTATCATTTAATAATTCTTGAATATCTGAATTATTTATAAAATCTTGAATATTATTATTTTCAATAATATTATTTTGAATATTATTATTTTCAATAATATTATTTTGAATATTATTATTACTTATTTTTTCATGATGAATTAATTTATTTATATTTGAATAAGTTTTTTCTAAAAATAATAAAAATTTATTGTAAATATTTTCACTAATATAAATATTTGAATGAAATTCATTAATAATATCATTATAATATTCAAATATTATTTTATTGTTTTCATTTAAATAAATAGCTTCATAATCTGATACTTTTAATGCCAATGTACTTATAAAATTTTCTATTTTATTTTGATATTTATTGAAAAAATCAATAATTTTTTCTTTTTTATAAATTCCAAATGGTATTTTTAAAAATCCATCAAGCCATTGTTGCGCTTTAATACTATTTTCTTTAGAACCATTAATTTCTTTTAATTTTTCAACTGCTTTAGATTTAACATATTCAGAAGTATTTAAAGCCAATATTTTTGATTCATATGGAATATCATTAATATTAATATTTTCTAATTTCTTTTTTTGATTTTCAAAAGAATTATTACTAATTTTAAATATTTTTTGTATTTTCCAATGAAGACTATTAAATAAAACATCAGCCAATTTTTCATTTTCAAATAAAAATGTTTGGTCAGTTAATAAATCATATATAATGTGTGCTGTGAATTGAGATTCTTGGTCATGAATTAAAAATAATATTAACATCTTTCTTTGTTTTTCGGGATTCATTTTAATAAATTCTTTAACTAAAGATGATAAAGATTTATTTTTAAATTTTATAAATTCATCATATTCTTTTTGAAGAGTTTTTGCTATTTCAACATGAGTATAAATTAAAAATTCTTTTAAACTTAATTGTTCAATATATTTATTTTTAAAATCTTCAGGAACATCAATATATTCTATTTCTTTAGTAATTAAAGTATTTTTATTTTCAATAATATTATATTTTTTTAATATTCCTAAGGAATCTTTTTTAAATAATCCATTAATTAAAAATATTTTTTCATCATTTATATAAATAATAATACAAGCTCCATCAATTTTATCTAATAATTTTTTTTTTCTATAATATAAATCTTTTTGTTCAACAATATTTATATCTTTTATATTTTCAAGTTTATTTTCTTCACAAATTTTAACAACTTCATTTGAAATATATAAATTTGTAGGAATAAAATAAGAATTATAAATATCTAATAATTCATTAAATTCATTCGATTTATTATTATAAAAATCATCATTAATATTAAAAATTTTTAATAAATTATAAATTGAATCACAACCTATATGGAATGATATTTTTGAAAATAAATCATCAATATCTAAAATAAAACCTTCTAAAAATTTTTTATTATTTTTTTTATTTAAACTATTTTCTAATATAGAAATTTTGTTATTTAAATCATTTAACGCATACATTTTTTCAATATAAAATTCCTGATCAACATATTTATTTTTGAATAAAAATTCTAAATGATTTGATAAGTTTGTTAAATTTTTAAAAAAATTATTTAAAATAGTTAAATATTTCTTTTTTTTATTCCCTGGGTTATTTTTAACTTTTAAACTCATTATATATAATAATTATTTTTTTTAAAAAATAAATTAAATTGTTTTAAAATATAAAAGTTAAAAAAATATAGTATATATATTTTAAATGACTAAAAAAAATAATGATAATAAAAAAACAGTTAAAAATACTAAACCAACTAAACCAACTAAACCAACTAAACCAACTAAAATAAATAATGATTCTATTGATAATTTTAATAATGATAAAAAAAATATTTTAAAAATAGTAATTAAAAGAAAATTACTTGAAAAAAAAGAGGATGATACAAATAAAGAAAATGATGATACAAACAATGCAAATGATACAAACAATGCAAATGATACAAATAAAGAAAATGATGATACAAACAATGCAAATGATACAAACAATGCAAATGATACAAACAATGCAAATGATACAAATGATACAAACAATGCAAATGATGCAAATGATACAAATGATGCAAATGATGCAAATGATACAAATGATGCAAATGATGAAAATGATGAAAATAATGATTATATTGAAAATGAAGATTCTATAAATAGTAATAAAGATTTATATAATAAAGAACAAGAACCATGGGATGAAAATAAGTATTTTAATAATTTATTATTTAATAAAGATTTACATGAAATAATTAATGAATCAGAAATAGATGAAGATATAGATGATGATAAAAATAATAAAAAATCAACAAAAAGAAAAAATGATGAAGAAGAATCAAATAAAAAATCAAAAAAAAGAAAAAATGATGAAGAAGAATCAAATAAAAAATCAACGAAACGAAAAAATGATGAAGAAGAATCAAATAAAAATAGAAAAAAACCATTAAAAAAACGAAAAAAAGATGATGAAGGAATAAGTAGAATGTTTAGTATTATTATAGGAGGAAAAGGTTTTCCATTAAATGAACCAACTGAACCTCCATATCCACCACCAGATGATAAAAATGATAATAATGATAATAAAGAAAATTTTTATGATTATTTTAAAGAGACAGAAGAATTATTACCTATTAATAAAAAAATAGAAAATTTACAAGATCTAATTGAACTTGGAGAAAGTTATGATAGTAATGATAAAAATAGATATGTTATAAATATGAAAGCATTACATAAATGTGTTCAGCCATTAAAAGAGTTAAATAATTTTATTGGAATGAAAAATATTAAAGAAATGGTTATGGATTTAATATTTTTAAGATTACAAAATATTGAAGATGATTTAGAAAAAGAAATGTGGCATTTAGTAGTTCAAGGAAGTCCAGGTTGTGGAAAAACAGAAGTAAGTAGAGTCATTGGAAAATTATATTATGGTTTAGGAATAGTTGATAAAGATACTTTTATGCAAGTAAAAAGATCGCAATTAATAGGAAAATGGTGTGGTCATACAGCAGCACAAACACAAGAAATTTTTGATGAAGCTGAAGGAGGAGTTTTATTTATTGATGAAGCATATAGTCTAGGAAACCCTGAAAAAAGAGATACATTTACAAAAGAATGCATTGATACAATTAATCAAAATTTAACTGAAAAGAAAAAGACTGTTGTTATTATAGCAGGTTATAAAGAACAATTAGATGAATCTTTTTTTTCATATAATCCTGGATTAGCAAGAAGATTTAAAATGAGATTATCAGTTGATAATTATATACCATCGGATTTAAGATTAATTTATTTAAAAAAATTAAAAGAAGATAAATGGACTATTTTTGATAATGATGAAGTCAATCAAATACCTGTTCATTTTTTTGAAAAAAATAAAGATTTATTCAAATTTAATGGAGGAGATATGGAAAATTTATGGTCAATAACAAAAATGGTTCATGCACGAAGAATATTTGGTAAAGAAAATAGTATATTAAAAAAAATAACAAAAGAAGATTTAGAAAATGCTTTAAATAAATATCAAGAAAATGATGAAGTTAAAAATAGAGAAAATAATGATTTAAAAAATTATTTAATGAATACAATGTATTGTTAAAACAATGGATTTTCAATGAATACAATGTATTGTTAAAACAATGTATTGTTAAAACAATGTATTGTTAAAACAATGTATTGTTAAAACAATGGATTTTCAATGAATACAATGGATTGTTAAAACAATGTATTGTTAAAATAAAAAATCTAAATTCCAGAAATATCAATTTCATTTTCATCATTAACCACCTCATTAGTAAATTCTATGTTGTTATCCTCTTCGTTATTACTTACTTGGACATTTATATAATCTTCTTTAACTAATTTTTGAATTTCACTTGGATTATATTGATATAATATGTCACATTTATCTTCAAAATCTCTTTTACTAACTTTAATTATTGAATCAATTATTATTCTTCCTTGACGACGCGATGCTGTTCTTGATAAATGTGCCAGCATTTCTTCATTTTTTAATCCTGTATCAGAAATAAATTGCACATTAAAACGACAACCACCATAAACTTTAATTACTTTAGCTATATGAGAATTTTCTTCTTTATTAGGATAAGGAATATCTTTTGCTTGAGTATTATGTGAATCTTTATTAGACTTTTTTTTTGCTTTATTACCACCTTTCAAATTACGAGGCATGTTTAAAATTTAATATAATAAATATATACTTTTTATTAAATTTTATTGTTTAAATCATTTTTTTTTAAAAATATATTTTATATATTTTATACATTTAAATATATAAAATATATTATTTTAATAATTAAATAATTAAATAATATATGTGCTTTTCAGAAAATATTTCATTATTCATAGGAACAATAGGAATTTTATCTGGTATTTATTTTTATAAAAAAAATATTTATGCATCCATTGGAATAGCTTATTTCGCACTTATGGAAATTATACAATATTTTCAATATAAAGTAATAAATAAATGTAATAATAAATATAATAAATTTTTAACAAATTTAGGATACATACATATATGTTTTCAACCATTATTTTTTAATTTATGGTTATTCGCATTTACTAAAAAACCAAATTTTATATTTATTTATATGTCATTTTTTGCTGCTTTATTATTATTAAGTCGTTTATTTTTTGTTAAAGACCATGAATTATGTGATGGAAATAACGAACCTTTATGTGGAAAAAAAACATGTGCTTTTTCAGGAAATAAACATATAGCATGGAATATAAGATTAAGAGCACCAGGTAAAAATTGGTTCACTCCAAGTATTGGATTACATTTTTTTATGTGGGTTATACCAGTTTTAACAATTTATCAATTTAAACCTATTTTAGCATTATTACTAACAGGACCTTACTTAGGTTATTTATTAACAAATAATATACATGAACAACCTGCAATATGGTGTTATACAATAATTGGACAAATGTTAATCACTTATTTTTTGATAAAATAAAATTTATACTTTTTTTTAATTTAAAAAAAAATTAAATTTATTTAAAGAAATGAGACTCTTATAAATTATAATTAGAGTCTATGTGTTCAATACCACTATCAGTTATAAATTTAAGAATTAATAAAGAGACGGCAATAGCCGCTAATCAAACATATATAAATAAAAATCCTGATTTTCAAAGAGAATATGAAGCTTGGGACGATAAATTAAAAACAAGATTTATAGAAACAATTTTAATTGGAAGATATATGAATCCAATTTGGACTATTTTTAATCCTGAAGAAAATAGTGAAGAAGTTTTGGATGGAATGCATCGATTAACTACTGCATTAGATTATTTTAATGATAAATTCAAATTAAATTCAAAATATTTCACAGATGAAATTAGAGGAAATCAATATGATAAAAAATATTTTAAAGATTTAAGTAAAGACGACCAACAAAAAATAAGAAATTATAATTTTATATTTAATCATTTAGATTCAACCTATAGAACTGATGTAAATAAGCGTCGTGATCAATACGAAATATTAAATAGGTCAAGTAAAACATTAAATGATTATGAATTTAATAAAGTTTTATATGGTAAAATTTTTGATAGTATAACAATAAATAAGGACGAATTAAATAAATTATTTTTTAATATGGATGATAAAAGAGGTGAATTACAAACTGAAATTATAGATATTTTTGTATTATCAACAGAATTACCAAATTCATGGTCATCTATTGCTACATTACGTAATAATTTTTATGAAGAAAAACTTGGAAATACACAAATATTAGTGGAAAAATATTTAGAAGAAAATGAAGAACAAATTAAAAATAAAATAAGTATGATAAAAAAAATAATATCAACTTTGAAGGATAATAAATTTTTTAGTGTAAATAAAAAATTATTTAAAAAATATTATGTACCATATAAATTTATTATAAGTCGTTTATCATATAAATTTAAAAATGATATTTCATTATTTAATAAAAATATAATAGAAATTATTGAAATATTAAAAAAAGAAGTAACAGAAATTGAAATAGCAGAAAAATTAGAATGTAAAACAAGGAATGCTCAATTTCAGAAAAAATTAATAGATTTAATTGATACTATAATAAATAATATTTATGAAAAAAATAATGATAAAAGACTATTTTCTAAAAAACAAATAGAATCAAAATTAAAAGAACAAAATAATGTATGTGCATTATGTAAAATAAGTAAAGAAAATTATCACGGGGATCATATTATTCCTTGGTCAAAAGGAGGTAAAACCGAGTATAATAATTTACAAGTTTTATGTATTTTTTGTAATCAAAGTAAATCAAATAATTAAATCAAATAATTAAATTATTTTTTTTAAATATGAAATAAATTTAATAAAATAATTATAATAATTACTAAAATAAAAACTATAATGTATTTTTTATTTATTATATTTTTTTCTGATTCATTAGTTTCTTGATTACTAAAATATTCATTAAACACAGGTTTGCATAAAATTTTTATTTTTCCGTCATTTTCACATTGTTGAATATTTAAATGATTATTATAATTTGCAAATATATATTCTTGTCCTACATTATTTTTACAAATTTGATTATAATTAGTAAGGAGGTCATTAAAATGATTATAATTTTGATTGGTAAAACAATTTGTATATTTATCTGTATTTAAATGAAAATCATTATGTTTTTTTTTCTTTAAGTTAATATTTTCATTATTTTCACTTAAAGTTTTATTTAAAGTTTTATTTTCTTTCTCATATAATAATTTTAAATCAGCATTTTCTAATTGTTCTTTATTTATTGTATAAATATCATAATCTTTGTTTTTATTAGACCCTAAATGTATTTCATCATAAAAATTACATTTAGTAGGTTCTTCAAAATAAGTTACTGAATTACATTCATTAGTATTTAAACATAAATTCATACATTTATCAATATTTTCTACATTACTTTTTTTTATTAAACCATTAGATGCCATATTAAAATGATTAAGCTCATTAAAATAAAATTTATTATTATTTTGTTGATTTAACCGTGCATTTTTTTGCTTTTTATTTTTGATAAATTTTTTAATAGTATAGTGATTTAAATCATTTGAAAATTTTTGAGAAGGTTTAGAATTTTTGTATAAATGGCATAAATTATTTTTTCCATAAAAATGAAAACCAGCTTTTTTATTTTGTATAGAATATTTTTTACAATAATCTAAATCTTTATTGATTAAAGAATAAGATGGTTTTTTTAAGGAAAATTTATTTTTATTAAAAATATAATCATTTATTTCATTATTCATATTAGAATTTATATTAGAATTTATATTATTTATATTAGAATTCATAATATCCATATTATTAAATAATATTAATTTATAAAAATTAAATTATCTAATTAAAATATAATGCTTACTACTTATCAACTTAGTGAATTATTAATAGGAACAATGATATTTTTAATGGCGTATATAGGATATAAGTTTTTTTCTAAAGAAGAATCCAAATATTATTATAATGATTTAGCATTAACAACTTTTTTCTTTGCATTAATCTTATATTTTAGATATTTATTAATTAATTATTATATATTACAATCTCAAAATTTTTCATCTAATATAATAATAGATGATTAATATAATTGTTTATATAGCTTTTATAATTTTATTTATAATTTTTCAATATTCCACATTTACAAAATTAACTTTATTTCAATTTTCTGAAATGATATTTGGTTCTTTCTTTATTATTATATTTTTTGGATTATTTGGAGCATTACTTTCATTAAATAAAGAATTAACAAATTTATCAATATATGGTGCAACATTTTACATGATTTGGTACTATGTTACCAAAAAAATAGTAAATGGAATGAATAGTGATAAAAATGGAGTTATTTATTTTAACTAATTTTAATCAACAAAACAAATAAATATTTTCTATTTAAATAATAATGAATTATTTAAATTTATCTTCAATTCAAAAGTATGATATATTTTTTACAACAATATTATTTTCTATTTTTATTCTTACTTTAAAACCACTTATTTTAACCGGAAAAATTATTAGTAGAGATATTATTGCTTTTAGTTTAATATTTTTTTGCTTTATGGGTTTAACAACTATTTTAACTAATTCTATTAGTTTTAGCAGAATATTTAATAAATTGCAAAGCGAAAACATTTAAATTCAAAATATTTAATAAATATTTAATAAATATTTAAAAATAAAAAAAAATTAAATATAAAATAATAATATGAAAATAAAAATTATTACTATAGAAAAATTTGATGAATTTAAAGAATTTTTTGATAATGAAACATTAGATTATATAATAATAAACATATCTGCATCATGGTGCAAACCATGTAATGAAATCAAAGAAGAATTAAATGAATTTATAAACAATGTAGAAATAAATTCAAATTTAAACGCAGTTTTTTTAAGAATAGATTATGATTTATTGGAAGAAGACCAAGATTTTCAAAAATATTTTCAACCAAATAAAATACCATATTTTTATATTTATAAAAATAAAACGTTAATAACCGAATTTCAAAGTGCAAATATGGAAACTATAAAAAATAATGTAACATCTGAATTTTTAAAAAAAAATAATAATATTTTTGATTTAACATGTGATTTTTGATTAAAAAACATTTAGTTACTTACCTAATTAAATTATTTATTTAATTAGATATGAAAATAAAATATATGAAATAAAAGTAAGCATGAGTAATAATAATGAATTAAAAAAAAAAGGAAATAAAAAAAATAAAAAGTTTTTAATAAATGAGCAAGATTTTATGGAAGATGAATGTATAAGCATTGAATATTTTAAGAATAATAAATGTTATCAATATTATTCCACTAAAAAAAAAAAAAATATAAATGATAAATTTTCAATACCAAGAAATCTTTCTCAAAAAAAACTATTTAATTATTTAAAAAACCCTTCTTATAGAATTATCATTGCTTCAGGACCCGCCGGTACAGGTAAAACTCTTTTTTCAGTTGAAGAAGGTATTAAAAAATTTTTAGAAGGACAAATAGAAAAAATTATTTTTACTAGACCATCCATAAGCGTTGATGAAAATATAGGTTTCCTACCAGGAACATTAGAAGAAAAAATGGCTCCATGGATGCGTCCATTATTTGATGTCATACATAATTTTATTAATCCAAAAGACCTTGAAAAATTAATTGAAGAAAAAATATTTGAAATTTGTCCATTGGGATTTATGAGAGGAAGAACATTTAAAAATTGTTGGATAGTTGCGGATGAAATGCAAAACAGTACAATATCACAAATGAAAATGTTATGCACAAGAATTGGTGAAAACAGTAAATTGGTCATTACAGGTGATTTAGAACAAAATGATATTAAAGGTAAAAATGGTTTAGATGATTTCCTTGATAAAATAAGAGGTCGTCGTTCAAGTTCAATAAATTCTGTTGAATTTAAAGATGATGATATTGAAAGAGAAGAAGTAGTTAAAGAAGTATTGGATATTTATAAAACAAATACTATTCCTTATTTACATTCAGATGAAAATTCAAATAGTGAAAATAGTAGTATTGATGAAGAATTAATAAATGATGAAATTGAGCAAGTATGTGAATTCCAAAAATTATAAACATGCATTTATCATATCAATTATAAACATCTATTTATCATAACAATTATAAACATCTATTTATCATAGCAATTATAAACATGCATTTATCATAACAATTATAAACATCTATTTATCATAGCAATTATAAACATGCATTTATCATAACAAATATTAATTTTTTTATAGATTCTTCAATATTATCAAAATCTTCATTTTTATTTTCTTTAATTTCTCCTAAAAAATAATGTTTTAATATACTAACATATTTTGGCAAATCATTTAAAATTTTAAATAAATGTTCAACCATTTCAATATTATATAATTTTTTTAAAATATTTTTCAAAAATTTCTTTTTATAAAAAACATTGACAAAATAAGATATTATCAATAGATTTAAAAATTTTATACAATCTTTATTTTCATAGTCATTTATCCAATCTAATTCATCAACATATTCACAATTCCAATCTATTAATTTTACATCTATTTTTCCACTAGAATCTACATCAATAACAATATTTTCCGGTTTAATATCATAATAAACATAATTTATTTGAATTAATTTTTCAAATATTTCAATTAATTTATTTCCAACGCATTCCATTAAATCACCATAATCTTTATAATAACCATATTTGTCTTGAATATGTAAAAATTCATGATTCTTAAAAAACATATCTAATGACATTGTACAAGCTTCCATAATCATATATCTATGAATAAAACCATTAATATTTATATTTCCAAAATAGTATACATTCGGACTTAACTTATTTTTTATTGCTTTTACTATTATTTGCTCACTTAATTTTTGAGTTTCTACATTAATATATTTATTTTTTTTTTCAAAATCTTTTAAATCTTCTAAATAAATATTTTCTAATTCGCTGTTTATATTTAATATTTTTCGACTAATTCGCAATATAAAACGCTTATTTTTATATATTTTATTAAAACCTCCTTTTCCATAAAAATCATTTTCTTCAAATTTAAATTTTTTAAAAACATCAACTATTTTATCAACAAAATTATAATGAATCGGATTCTTACGAGGTTTTATATTTTTATAAGTATTTAGTTTATTAATATCTATAATCCGTAAGTCATTTGTACTTAGCCATTTAGAATTCATACATTTATTCTTTACTATAAAATTAAATTTTAAATTAATTTAATTATAATTCATTAAAAAAAATTAAAAAATATTTTTAAATTTGCACTACTTTTACATTTAATTGATCGCAAAAATATAATACCAATTCATCATTTTTATAATCATGTATATATTTAATTTCACTAATTCCACCTGTAAGCATCAAACGAGTACAAATTATGCAAGGATAATGTGTAATATATGCAATACAACCATTACATGAAACTCCGCGCTTAGCACAATCAATTAATGCATTTTGTTCTGCATGAACAGTTGCTTGTTCATGATCATTCCTAATTACACTTTTATGAATACATCCAGGTAAAAATCCATTATAACCTTGACTAATAATTCTATTATCTTTTACTAATAAACAACCTACTTTAAGACGATTACATGAAGAACGTTTTGATGTTACATTTACAATTTCACGAAAATAAGAATCCCATGAAGGTCTATTTTCATTCAAAAAATCCATAATAATTGTAAGAAAAAATTTATAAATATTAAACATAATACAAATTTTTTAAATTTTAAATCAATAACCTACTTAAAAATTAGCTTACTATAAATATGTATAAGCATGGATTATTTTTCTATTATTGACAATATTTTAAAAAAAAATATAAATAATTATTTATATGTAGAAAATTTATATGAAAATTTTGTGAAACAAGAAGAAAAATCGAAAAAAATAAAAAAAAATCAAGATATTTATTCTGAATATATTTCCGAATATATATTTTTATTACATATAACAACTTATCATAATAGTGATTATGATATAAAAATTATAAAAGGAACAAATAATATTGTTTATATCGGATTATTTGAATTTGATTATGAAGAAGTTGATTCTAGAAATGATGAAGTTGATTCTAGCAATGATGAAGTTGATTCTAGCAATGATGAAGTTGAAGAACAAACAGAAAATATTAGTTATGAAAGAACGGAAGATGAATCAATAGAAACAAATAATTCTGAATATATATCATCTGATGAAGATGACAATAGTGAAACAGAAGATGAAAATATCAATGATGATGATTCAGAATATTTTCCGTCAGAAGATGAGTCTGACCAAACAGAAGAAGACATCTTAATTTCAAAAATAAGTATAATTCAATTAATCAAATATATAATAAATACAAAAAATATTGAATTAATTAATTTATTATTGAATTATAATGATAATAGTACAAACATATTACACATAATATTAGAAAATAATATGTATAATGAACTAGATAAAATAGTAACATTAAATAATTTAGATTTGTTAAATGAAAAAGATTTATATAATAATTACCCAATTGATTATGCAAATGAAAAATCATTGAGAATTATTTTAAATAAAAACATATTAATGAATATGGATTTACATAATAATATAGAAACATTAAATAAAGAAAAAAATTGTTTAAAAAATGATGTACATTTATTTTATATATTAATAAATTTTGGTGCATTAATGTTTAGTCTTTATCATTTATTATTTGATGATAGATATAAATATATAAAATACATGTATTAAATAAAAAAAATGAATTTTAATTAAAAACGATTACATAAAATAAACCATGACAATCATTCGTTTTATTAGCTTAATTAATGAAAGTAATCCTAAATTAGTTTATGTAGATGAAGAATTAATTATTGAAAAATTCCCTGTATTAGGAAATTTATTAAATTTAAAAGGAATCTTTAATGATGTACCTGAAATGAAAGATAATTCTTATTTATTTTTTAAAGATTTACATGTTAAATCGATTATATTTATATTTAAATATTTAAGTACAAATATAGAAAATAAAGAAGAATTTAATAATTTATTAGCTTACATAAAAAAATTAAGTTTTGATGAATTTAATGATGCCATTGAAACATGTGAGCCATTAGCTTTATTTATTCCAGAAAATTTATATAAATTAGCATATAAACCACCATTAAATAAATCTGAAGATATTTACAATGAATATCAATTTTTTGAATATATAATGGATTATAGTATGGATAAAGAACGTAGTCATAAAATATTAATTGATTATTTAAATAATGAATGGGTTATTGTAGAACAAAATTTTAATCCCAATCAAAAAACGAATATTATTTTACGTAAAAAAATATAATCTAAGTAAATTATAAAATGAATACACCAACGGGAACACCAACGGGAACACCAACGGGAACACCAACGGGAACACCAACGGGAACACCAACGGGAACACCAACGGGAACACCAGTAAAAAGAAATAGTTCAAAATATTATCATAGAACTTTAAAAAAAAAGAAATTAGGTCCAAATGTAAATCAAGCAATTAATAATTTAAATAGTTTAAATAGTTTAAATAGTCATTTAAAAGAATTTAAAAATAAATTAAATAGTCATAGTTTAGAAACAAACACAAGAAATAGTGGAGTAAGTTTAGAAAACAGAATTTATATTGATGAATCTAATAATAAAGTTTATAAAGTTGCTCCTTGGAGTAAAATTAAAAATGAATATTTATCATATTCATTATTAAATAAATCAGTTAGAAATGAATCAGTTAGAAATGAATCAGAAAAATATGAACATTTTCCTCAAATGTATTCATGTACAATTATTCCTGGAACAAAATATGCATTATTAGTTATTGAATATAAATCTGATTTAGTAGATATACAAAATAATTTTAGAAAACAAGGAATAATAAGTTTAAATAATTTTAATAAAGATCCATTAGTAATAGATGGAAAACAATTTTTAAAAAAAGCAGGAATAGTACATAATGATTTAGAAGGAAATATTTTTAGATACAAAAAAAATAATAAAGATACATTTTATTTAATTGATTTTGAATCTGTTATTTTTTTAAATAAAAATAATAGTAAATCTAATTTAGGATTAGAATTAAATGCTAATATAATAAAAAAATATAAATCAGATACAAATAATAATACTAGACCTGGTCCTGGTCTTTTAAAATAAAAACATTAAATAAAATAAAAAACTTAAAATATAAATAATATAAGACATATATGAATCAAACAAAATTAAAATATTTTGATTTATAAAAAAACAAAATATAATAGCATTTAATCCACTAAAATAATGACACAAAAATAATTTTATTAAAATTTCAAGCATCATATAACCATTATATTAAATAAATAATAATTCTTTATATATTAAAATATATATTATTTAATAATCCAATTACTGATTTTTTATTATGTAACTTATAAATAATCATAAATATCTATTTCTTTTCTTTTGGTAATAAATATTTTTTAAATTTAGTCATTTGATTATAAGTATTTGATACCGTCACTTCACTAGTATGACAATGATCAGCAATTTCCTTTTTAGAAAACCCCAATTCATAATTTTGACTCATAAAATATATACATCCAACAGCAATAGATTTTGGATTATTTTCCTGACATATTCCAAATTTATCTACTTGTCCTGATATAATGGCTCCAATTTTAATATATTTTTCATCTAAATCCATTAATGAACAAAAACGCTCTATTAAATCTTTAGGCTCAATAGGTCGCATGTTTTTAACATAATTTTTATCTTTCGAAAACATTAATTCAGCAAATTCATTACATCCTTTTGACAATTTTTTAGATTTAATATCAAACAGTTTTGCAACTTCTTCATTTGAACGAATCAAACCATTATCTTTCAAAGCATTAAAAAAACATGCAGCTATTAAACTTTCTCTACTTGTTCCTCTTTTAATATAATCCTTTGATATTATTTGATACATTTTCATAGTAGCATCAATAATCGATTGAGGAACATTTCCAATATTTGCCTTTGTTGCAATTTTATTTAATATAGATATCATACTTTTTTCTTTGTAAGTCAATCCATTCCAACTATTCAATTTTCTATAAATTTCAAATCCATGTCCCAATATAACAGTACTTAAACTTGATTCACTTATAATTTGATTATTAGGCATTCCACATCTATTTGGGTCACTACTTCTTTTATTATCATCACTTCCATAGAATCTCCATTCTGGATTATAATCAATAATCCGACTGTTTTCACTTCCACAACTTGTACAAACAATCATTTCTCCATCATTCATTAATGTATCAATTTCACTACAATATTCACAATTATTTTTTTGTTTTTTACTTGTATTTGTATTTGTATTTGTATTTGTATTTGTATTTGTATTTGTATTTGTATTTGTATTTGTATTTGTATTTGTATTTGTATTTGTATTTGTATTTGTATTTGTATTTGTATTTGTATTTG